AAGATCATGATGGACGCTGCTGCCAAGGCCGATGCACAGGCTTTGAAAGAGCAAGAAGTCAGCGGCAAACTGGAGTTGGAAGCTCTTCGCACAGGTGCGCAAATCAAAGAGAGCGAATTCAAGCAACAGTTTGAACAAGAACGTGCCGGCATCCAGATGGGCGCCGACATCGCAAAGAGTAAAGCCCAGATGGATTTACAAGCGCGTACTACTGCGCTCTCAAACAGTAGGAACCAAGGTTCTAGAAAATGATCCAAGACTTCGTACGCGTATTACGTGAAAAAATACGCACTGACATGAACAACTATGCTGATGACTTGGCTGGCGGTTCATGCCGTACTTTTGAAGAGTACCAAAAACTCTGCGGGATTATTCAGGGTCTAGCCCTTGCAGAGCGTTATCTACTTGACCTTGCACAGAAAGTTGAAGAATCCAATGAGTGATCTTGATCTCTCCCCCGGTGCTTTTGCACTGCCTGAACCCATCCAGCCTCTGGATGCACCTGAAGCCGAAGCTAACGACGAGCAGAAGGCCACGCAACTCCCAATCCCAACAGGTTGGAAGATTCTTTGCGCTGTGCCCGACATCTCTGAACGAGTGGATGGTACAAGTCTGGACTTAGTCCGGCCTATTGAGAGCATGCGCCAAGAAGAAACAGCAACCACTGTGTTGTTTGTTTTAAAAGTTGGCCCCGATGCGTACAACGACACCGCCAAGTTTCCTAACGGAGCATGGTGTAAAGAGGGCGACTTCGTGTTAGTACGTACTTACTCCGGCACAAGATTCAAGATCTTTGGCAAGGAGTTCCGTCTCATCAACGATGACCAAGTTGATGCTGTTGTGCTAGACCCTCGCGGCCTGACCCGCGCTTGAAAGGAAGAATATGGCTGAACCGTACAAGTTCCCCGACGAAATTGAAGACAAGAAGACCAATGAGGTTGAGTTTGAGATTGAGGGGGTGGATGATGTAGAGATTGAAATTGAAGACGACACGCCCGAGCGCGACAGAGGCCGCAAGCCCCTAGACCGTGAAGTGCTTGATCCAACCGATGAAGAAATCGAGTCCTATTCTGACAAAGTCAAGGGGCGCATTAAAGAGTTGACCCACGCCCGTCACGACGAGCGCCGTGTCAAAGAAGCCACGATGCGTGAGAAGCAAGAGCTTGAGCGTCTTGCACAGCAGTTGATTGAGGAAAACAAACGCCTCAAACAAAACGTTTACACAGGACAAGAAGCCATCATTGAAGGCGCTAAGTCCAAAGCCGATTCTGAGTTGGCTATGGCAAGGCGTAAACTCAAGGAAGCTCAAGAGTCCTACGACACGGATGCCATCATTGAAGCCCAAGAAGCTGTGATGGATGCAAAGATTCGTGCAGAACAAGTAAAAAATTATCGTCCTACCCCTTTACAGGAAGATAATTTTGAGGTACAAACGCAACAAGCCCAACCTTCAAGGGCTGAACCGGACGAAAAAACTCTGCGCTGGCAGGCAAAAAACCAGTGGTTCGGACAGCAAGGGTTTGAAGAATACACCAGCTACGCACTAGGGCTGCATCAGAAACTAGTCACAAACGGAGTGGATCCCCGCTCTGCTGAATATTTCGACCAAATTGATGGTCGCATGAAGTCAACGTTTCCTGATTTATTCGGGCAGACAAATGACAAGCCAAGGTCTGGTGAGGTTCAAAAACGACCTACGACAGTGGTTGCCTCTGTATCTCGTTCTACGAGTGCAGGAAAAATTAAGCTAACTCAAACGCAAGTAGCGTTAGCGAAAAAATTTGGTTTAACCCCGCAGCAATATGCTGCACAAGTAGCGAAACTGGAGAACTGAAATGGCTGAAACAATTGACCGATCAAATCGTGACAGTAAGTCGCGCGATAAATCTGCTCGTTCGGTATATGTACCACCGAGCAACTTGCCCGATCCGACACCTGATCCAGATTACACGTTTCGCTGGGTAGCGACTCATGTGCTAGGTCAGCCATTAGCCAACAACGTGTCCTTACAGATGCGCGATGGTTATGAGCCGGTGAAAGCGGTGGATCATCCGGAATTGGCTTTGTTTGGTAACAACGCAAACGGCAATGTGGAAATTGGTGGGCTGATGCTTTGCAAAGCCCCCAAGGAACGCGTTGAGGCTCGCGCTGAGTACTACAACAAACAATCCCAAAACCAGATGGATTCAGTTGACAATCATTTCATGCGAAATAATGACCCTCGGATGCCCTTGTTTGCTGACCGCAAGTCATCATCAAGTCGCGGACAAGGATTTGGTTCTGGTTCTAAATAATTTTAGGAGTCCTTTATGGCTTATCCCATCATCGACGCCCCCTACGGCGTCAAGCCGGTCAATCTGATCGGTGGTCAGGTGTTTGCAGGTTCTACCCGCAATCTACCTATTGCATATAACTACGGCACTGCAATTTATTACGGTGACTTAGTTACATTGGGCACTACTGGCTCTACAGCCGGTTTTGTCATCCCATCTTCAACAAGCACTAGCTTGGTGAGCAAGGGTACTGTTGGTGTTTTCTTGGGCTGTTACTACACAAACCCAACCACCAAAAACCGTCAGTACGCTCAGTACTATCCCGGTAACGTTACTGCTGGTGACATTACTGCGATCGTTGCTGATGATCCTGACCAAGTGTTCAAAATGGCTGCGGTGGCTGCTGCCTCCACTACCACCATTTCTTCATTCCCATCAGCAATGGTTGGTTTGAATGCAGTGTTGAACACACCTGTTGGTAGCACTACTTCTGGCAACTCTGGTGCCGGTTTGGTTGCTGCAAATACAACAACTGCTGTTGGCTCTGGCGGTGCGTTCCGTATCTTGAACTTGGTTCCTGATACACAGATCAGCACTTCTGCAGTCTTCGTAAGCACTACTACGACATCGTTCGTTGTGTCCGGTCTTACAGTTGGTCAAGTCATTCCTGTCGGAACTGACATTTTCCAATTGGTTGGCGGTCAACTTCAGCAATTGGGCGTTGGCGCAAACGTGGCTACTGCCGCGACTGTGACCACAACTGGTAACACTACACTGACAATCAGTGCAGCCGTGACCACCACACCCACTGCTGGTGCAACGATTGCTTTGGTTCAATCTCCAGAAGTTCTGGTTAAGTTGAACTTTGGCGTTCACAACTACTACGCTGCTTAAGGAGTAACTTACCATGGCAATTTCACGCGCACAACTACTTAAAGAACTGCTCCCGGGCCTCAACGCCTTGTTTGGTTTGCAGTACGCCACCTATGGTGAAGAGCACAAAGAAATCTACGAAACAGAGAAATCTGAGCGTAGCTTTGAAGAAGAGACCAAACTGTCTGGTTTCTCTGCTGCTCCAGTCAAGAACGAGGGTTCAGCCATTGCTTATGACAATGCGCAAGAAGCGTTCACGGCTCGCTATAACCACGAAACCATCGCCTTGGGTTTCTCAATCACTGAAGAAGCGGTTGAAGATAACTTGTACGACAGCTTGTCTGCTCGTTACACCAAGGGCTTGGCTCGTGCTATGGCTTACACCAAGCAGGTTAAAGCTGCATCCGTTTTGAACAACGGTTTCAGCGCAGCCTACCCCGGTGGTGATGGTGTTGCTCTGTTCTCTACAGCGCACCCATTGGTGTCTGGTGGCACTAACAGCAATCGCCCTTCAACCAACTCTGACTTGAATGAAACATCGTTGGAAAACGCTGTTATTCAGATCGCTGCTTGGACTGATGAGCGTGGCCTGTTGATCGCTGCTAAGCCTAAGAAATTGATCGTGCCCCCAGCACTTCAGTTCGTTGCTACTCGTTTGCTCGAAACCAGCCTCCGCGTTGGTACAACAGACAACGACATCAACGCGTTGAAGAACAATGGCTCGATTCCTGACGGCTACACAATCAACCACTACCTGACCGACACAACCGGCTGGTTCTTGACAACTGACGTTCCTAACGGCTTGAAGCACTTCGAGCGTATGGCGTTGTCCACATCTATGGATGGTGACTTCGACACAGGTAACGTTCGTTACAAGGCCCGTGAGCGTTATAGCTTCGGCTGGTCTGATC